TGAACTTGTATACAAAGCTAACTTAAAGGTGTCTCCAGTAGAATTGGTAAAGTTGTGTGTTCCTGTCAAAAGCTCTACTTTAAAGCTTGTTGTAAGAGTAGATGTTATTGCCATATTAAATACCTTTTATTATTTTTGCTAAATCCTCACTACCTCCTGCAGACAAATCCTGAATTAAGGTAGCTTTATAAGATTTTATAGCATTTTTAATATATATCAAACATACTTCGTAAATTAAATCTCTGTAAGCTCTAGCCTGTGCTTTTACATGTTCTGGGTTATCGTCTGATACACCCACTATTTTATCCGTTAATTGTTCTGCCCAAAACTCAGGTGGATGACCGCCAAACTTAGTAGTAGCAACTTCAACCATACCAAGCTCAGGTACTCCGTCAGGTGTTATTTTCATTACCATTTTTCAGGCTCCGGTGGTTGTAAATGACTATCATACCTATCTGCCATTTGTGGCAGTATTTGTTTTTTCTGTACTTTAAGTTCACTCATTTTCTTTACTTCCATGCCATCTTTACCTGCTACAGGTATGTATGGGTCTGCAAGCCTGTGGTAGCCATATAATCTTTGTTGTCCGGGTATATTAGTATCTAGCAAAGAACTGCTTGATGCTACTTCTACCTGTATGCCCTTTTCCATACACTTAACTAGCCAAAATTCTACACAAGCCCTACCTGCTTCTGCAAAATATAAATTGTTTTTATATGTAAAATCTATACCAAATAGCTTTATGTTTGATACATCGTTCCAATACGCAAAGGCTACAGCATAAGCCACAGTGTTGTTTAGATAATGACAGTTGGTTGCTTTTACTATTTCTTCTATTGGATATTCAATAAGATTTTTACATCTTGCATCGTTCTGACAGGTATATATTGGTTTGTTATGATTTGTCAACAGCTCTTTCATGCAATCGGTTTGTCCGCCTGCATCTTGTGTATCTAGGAACCTGCTTGGTGGGTCCATCATAAATACTCTGTCGTGAAATATTACAGAAGCTACTGCGTTTATAGCCCACACTTCATCAAAGTGTACGCTATGCGATTTAGCCATATTATAGTCAAACCAGCTTTTACCTAGTCCAACAATGGCAACGGTTTTACCGTTAAGTTTTTTTATTGGTTTCATTTTCTCTCTCTCTATTTGAAACTTATGTTACGTTTGTTCTTAGTGAATCATACCTCATCTCATCCCTAGTATCTCGTCCTTCTCCTAGGTTCTTAAGTCGTAATAACCCTTCTTTAAATCTAGCTTCGTATAAGCCAATATCTGCAGGGTCTAGTTTTAAAAATATTGCACCTTCTAATAAACAACCGTATAACAGGGTGTCAGGTGCTTCTGTTGATAAATATGTTGTACCTGAGTCACTACCTGCAGTTAAAGATACAGGTTTAGCCAAATAATGCAGCTCCATAGAATAGTTTGCGTCAGGAACAGGAGCTATTTCAAATGTTGTTTGGTCAAATATGGCGTAGTATCTTGGTTTGCCTCTTGTTGTTGTATCAGAAACGTACTCTTTAATAAAAGAATTATGCTTTAAATCTAAATAATCATAGTTGTTAGAACTTATAACAGCCAAAGAAAATGGTGCTAAAAAATCGTTTGGTGTGCTTAAAAATCTGTTATCTTGCGAAACATTACCTGATACATTCTTTCTTTGGTCAGGTATTTGTACTGCTTTGAGTATTCTTTCTTCTGCTTGTTGAATAAAAGTATTTAGATTATTAACAAATGTTGTTTCATCTGTTTCTAAGTAGTCTTGTATCGCAGTTTTTAATGTAGCTAATGTAAAACTCATGATGTTGTTATTGTAACTGTACCTAAAGCACTTGTCATGCTGTCAGGTATTGTTAGCTTTGTACCTATAATACCTAAATCATAATTAGTATATACAATGAAACTCGTTGGCGAAACACTTATATCAGGTCTTGGCTCTCTTACTGCTTGTGGGTCTGCTACATTAGTAACAGGCTCTAGCTGTGGATGTTTGGTTTCATAGCACTCTGGACAGGTTTTTAAACCGTTCCATTCTTTGCGGAGTTCCTTTAAGCCGTATCTAAAACCACACCTATCGCAAATACCATAAGCGTTTTTGTTAGAAGCAAAAGCCATTATGCAATATTGTAATTTGAAATATCAGGCGTGATTCTGAATGATGCTCTATCTTCATCAGCATCTAAAGCTCTTTGGAACTCTTCTTCGTATATTTGTTTTAGTAAGCCTGTTCTTTCAGGGTTTTTCTTTATTGATATGTAGTATGCAAGACCTGCAGCTAAACAAGGATAAAACCTAAACGGCATTTGCAAGGTATTTGTTGCCGCATCTACGTCATCCATTCTAGTTAACACGTTTAAATGTATTGTGTATTTGCTTGTTTCATCAGGTGTAGGGTACACGCTGATTGTTGGTGATATTTGTTTGTCTACAAAGAATTGAAGTGGCTGTCCTTGTGTAGATTTATTCGGTACAGCAGAATATTCGCTTCTTGAAAGTCTTGTCATCTGTATGTCTGAGTTTTCAGAGTTTACAGTTTGTCTCACAAAAGCATCTAGCACATCAATAGCCGCTGTGCTAACAGAAGAATCTACGTTATAAGTTGTTGTGCCTTCCACCATAGCAATAGTCTTTTCTTGTATGGTCCATTGGTTTAAACCACGGTTTGCCCACTCAGCAAGTAATAAATTAAGACTTCTTCTTGCAGTTCTTAAGTCGTAAGCCGTTCTAAGCTCTAAGCCACATCGTTCAAATGCTTCTTCAATGTAATCAGCTACATCTAATTCAAAGTCTTTTGAGCCTGAAACTGCCATAATTTACTTCTTAAGCTTTCCGCCTCTACCAAGCTTTTTAACGCCTGATTTACCTGACATACCGCCTCTACCAAACTTCTTAACGCCTGATTTAGCACCGCCACCCATCATAAATTTTTGTACGCCTGACTTAGGTACCGCACCGCCACCTGCCATTTTGACAGCGTTACTTTCTTTCATGGATTTGGCTATCTCAGCTTTATCTTTTTTAGATAGGCTGCCTACTAATTTTTTTAATCCTTTTAATTTAGCCATTATTTGCTCCTTCTATTTAAAATGTTCTGGTAATCTTCGCGATTCCAATTCTTATAATAACCTATTTTTTCTAATCTTTCAGATGCTTTATTTAATTCATCTAATTTTTGCATAAAAATCATATTATAGCTATCTGCAAAATGTGGCTCAAAATCCTCTTGGGGTACTACTGTCTTTTCTTCATGGTCTTGATGAAAACCCATTACCCATAAGTTTTTGGGGTTTAAGAAGTTATTAAGCAAAGATATTCTGCTGTCAAAGTTTGGTGCATCAATATCCATGTTTAGGTCACAATATATAATCACGTCTTTGTCTATAGGAAAGTTTTGGCTTATTTCTACAAAATCAGACCAATATTCACACTTAGATAGTACAACATCAACCCTATCTGATTCCCATGTTTTTTTTGCGTATGGGCATATAGGGTCATCTGTTTCTAAAACTTCTTTTGACCAATCACGAACCTCTTGTTCTACTAATTTTTGTGTTATCACTTTTTTTTTGTAAAGGTTTTTACATTAGTTGGTTTACCGCCAACACCTTGTTTTTTAGCTCTCTTTCTTGTTACAGCTGAACGCTTTTCACCTTTAGACATGCGGTTTGCGGTAGCCTTTGGAACACATTTTGGATATTTTCTTTTAGAGCCTTTGGCTTTTTTTCTACCGCATTTTTCGTAGCCTCCACCTTTTTTAGGCGAACCTATGTCAACCCATTCTTCAGAAAACCACTTACCTAAACCCATTATCTACCACGCATTTTAGTGACCTTTCTTCTAGGCTCCATTACAGCACCACATCCTCTTGCTATAAAACCACCATTACCTTTTTCAATAATACCGCCTGTAGCAGCCTTTTTTGCACCTTTATATTTGCCACCCATTTTTTTGTATTCACTAACCATATAAGCATTTGCGTAAGCTGAAGGATATACGTCAAACTTTGCCTTAGCTTTGGCCTTAGCTTTTGCGTATAGGGATGGATTTGCTACGTTATCTGGTGTTTTTGATTTAGCCATGATTACCTCGTTTTCTTTCTTCTTCTTTTTTTTGCTTTGCTTAGTGCAATAGCAATAGCTTGGTTTCTTGGCTTACCCTCTTTTCTAAGTATACCGATGTTTTTGCTTATAGCTTTTTTACTTTTACCTTTAGCTAATGGCATTTAACACTTCCACCTTCTTCTTGCTTGCCTAATTCTTGAATTAGGGTCATTTCTTGTTTTAGCAGAGCTACGTTTTAATTGCCCAAGTGACCTTGCACAATAAGACTTACGTCTTTTTGCAGCCTTGCTACCTTTTTTAACTTTGCCTGTAACGGCTGTTTTGAGTTTTGAACCGGGGTTAGCTTTTCTATAAGCTTTAACACCCTTTTTGGTCATACCAGCACCCTTTTTAGTAGGACGGTAATTTGCACCTTTACCCTTAGTTGTTCTCGGTATGTTTTTAGCTTTTCTTCTTTGCTTCTCTGCCATAATTACTCAGGATAAGGTCTATTTTGTATTAATAATAAATCCAAAGCAGCAGAAACGGTAACTGTTCCTCCTGACGAGTCTGCTTCAGCTCTAATTTCTAAATCTGTTTTTTCAGTAAATTTTAAAGGATAAGGATACATAATAGTACTATACCCCTCACTTGATAAGACTCTGTCTTTTACATTAAAGACACCACCATAGGGTCTAGCAAC